CCAAAGATGCTTTTTACTCAACAGAAATTAAAAGAAAAAAGTACAATTGGATTTGAATTGTTCTTTGTTAATAAACCAGAAAATCAACCAAAGAAAATTTTGAATGCAGCAAAAAATGGTATTAAAAAATTAAAATTACTTTTCATTGATAGTGAAGGTGAAGTAAGCACTACATGGAATTTTATCAATCCAAAAATTATAGGAATTGATTTTGGAGTAGTGTCTTATGAACAAAATGGTGAAGAAGAAACCGATTGGAACAAAATAAAAATTGAAGTTGAATATGAAAACTTTTCAATTGATGCTTTTGAAGTTTAATTTTTAATTATCATATAGTATCTTTTAAGTGTTCCTGATAAACAATAACCCTTTAACAAGTAGATATAAAATGGCAAATAAAAAGAAGCGAACCTCCAATGTTGGTCCTAGTCGTGAAGTTCTGAGACTAATTGGTCTGTATTCAGATACAGTTAAGCTAGGATTCTCAGATGAAAATTGGACTATGGCGACTAGGATTCTAAATGATCTATCATATATGATTCCATTGAGCATGAAAAGTGACTTAGGAGATATTCTGTCATATGCTTATGTAGATGGTAACTTCTCACATGTAGATGATAAGGTTGCTGAAGTGGTAGATAGATTGAGTACATATAGCTGAAAAAAAATAATTGCTAAAAATTAAAAGCCTTGTGGAAACACGGGGCTTTTTCTTTTATAATAATATCATGGCAAAAGAAATTGTTAGTTTAGAAAATGGAAAAGTAATTGTAGTTAAACCTATGGATGTTTCTACAATAGTTCCATTATTTTGCAAACTATGCGAATATCCTATGAAAACAATGGAAGACTCTATTTCTTTTAGAAAAATAGGAGTTTGCCATTATTGCGAAAATTCATGGTCTAAAAATAAAAATTGCAATATTGCTAATGGTTTAATGCCAAATAAAGAAACAGAAGAATGGCTTGAATATATAATTGTTAGAGATATTGCATCAAAAACAATAATTAATTTTAAGTGATGGTATATTATGCTTGTAAAAAACTATAAAAAATTTCTCAATCTTTCAAAAGTATTAAATAATTCTTTCGGCACAACTGGTCCAGATCCTTTAAGACTTGGTACTCAATCATTAAAATTCGAAATTCTTGATGATGAAATGTTAAAAGTTTTATTCATTACAACTGTTTCATTTCCCTCAGAAACAATAATGAGAGAAGCTAGAAAACGCTGGGAAACAGAAGCTATTTCTATGATTAAAGGTGCTTTAGAAGAATTAGAAAATCAATATAAAGAAAGTTTCAATGATACTATTAAATGTAGAATTATTGATGAATCTTTTAATGATTCTTTTGAATTCGTAAGTTATTCTATGTATAATCCAATAAAAAGAGCACTATATCGTGTTGGAGTATTTGTTGAAGTAGAAGATTGATATAATGCCAAGAATAAAAAAACCTACAACTTCTGGTGTTGTTCCTTCTCGTGCAGATCAGATAAAAGAAATAGTAAAATGTGGTAGTGATGCATCTTATTTTATTTCAAAATATGTAAAAATTTCTCATCCGACAAAAGGGCAACTTCCATTTAAAACATTCCCTTATCAAGATCGTTGCTTAAAAGCATTTCAATCACATCGTTTCGTTATAACAAATAAAAGTCGTCAGTTAGGGCTATCAACCCTTTCAGCAGCGTATTCTCTTTGGATGGCTTTGTTTCAAAAAGAAAAAAATGTTCTTGTTATCGCTACCCGTCTTGAAGTTGCAAAAAATTTCATTAAAAAGGTAAATGGAATGTATGACAGTCTTCCTAATTGGCTTGTCATGCCTCAGATTAAAGCCCGTTCTGTTCGTTATCTTGAATTCTCTAATGGTTCTAAAGTTCAAGCTGTTCCAACAGGCACCGATGCTGGTCGTTCTGAAGCTCTGTCTTTACTAATCATTGACGAAGCTGCACACGTTGAAGGTATTGATGATTTATGGTTAGGTCTTTGGCCAACCCTATCTACTGGCGGTTCTGCTATTCTAATCTCTTCTCCATCTGGTGTAGGAACTCTGTTCCATAAGATTTGGGTTGGGGCAAAAGAAGGCGAGGATGGTGCAGGAAATATATATGCAGGACAAGGAAATAATAACTTCTATCGTATTGAGCTTCCTTGGACAGTTCATCCAGAAAGAAATGAAGAATGGTTTGAATCACAAAAAGCGGAAATTCTACCAGCTAAAGGTGAACGTGGTGTAGCACAAGAATTATTATGTGTTGGAGACAATACAAATATTTTAACAATTGATGGCTGTAAAAAAGCTTCTGAAATAGCTGTTGGCGATTATGTTTTAACACATAAAGGTAGATATAAAAAAGTTAATAATGTTGCTAAAAGAAATCTTAAAACTGATGAAAATCTATTTGAAGTTTCTCAGCCTGGGAATAGAAAAAATCTAATATATATCACCGGAAATCATCCAATTTATAATTATCATTTTCATTTACCAAAAAATCATAATCAATTTACTTATCTTAAAAATCAATTAATTGAACAAAAAATTGATGCAGAATTTAATTCAATAGATGAATTAAATATATTTTCTAGTAAAACAAATAAACGTATCGTTAGTGTTTTACATCCAAAACTAAACATAGAAAATAGTAATCCTATAAATTGGGATTTAAGTGCTTTGTGTCAAAGTAGTTCTATAGAAAATAATAAAATTAGCTATAAGCATCAAAAATATAAAAATAAAAGACATGTAATAGCAGATTATAATTTAGGTTATTTTATTGGATTGGTAGCCGCAGAAGGTTGTGTTTTTAAAAACAGTTCTAAAAAGGGAACCATTACAGAAACAATGCAAATTGCATTAAAACTATCTGAAGAACGCAATACAATAGGTAAATGGATTGAAGAATATTTGTCATCTCTTGATGTAAAATATACAGTTAGAGAAAGAGATTATAGTGATTGTTTTACAATCTTAACTTGTAATAAATATATTATTGCATTATATAAACAATATGTCATAGATGGGAATGCAAGAAATAAGCATCTCAATATGACAAAAATACTAGAATCTGGTGAAAAATTTATCAGAGGATATATATCAGGACATTTTGCTGGTGATGGTGATCATGAATATTCTGTATTAAATAATAATTTTGGCAATAAATTAAAAGTTGTTTGTAAATCTCAAAAAATGTTATATCAAATTAGAACTTTATTAACAGCTTTTGGGCATTATGGCAGGATAGGTCATTTTAATAATGAACCATCTTATCTAGAAATAGATGGATTAAAGTATAAAAAATTAAAAAATATTACAGAAATAATATCTCAACCAAGAACAAAAAATATAGAACAAAAAACATCAAGAATAAAGTTGCTTGAACAAACTGGAGAAATTGTTGGAATTCCAATTTGGTCTAAAGTAGAACATGATAAAGTTAATTTTGTTGTCGATATTGAAGTAGAAGAAGACCATAGTTTCATTGCAGATAGTTTAGTGGTTCATAATTGTTCGTTCAATTCTAGTGGTGATGCTTTCTTAAAATCTGAAATATTAGACTTATTAGAAGCTAATACTAAAACTCCTGTTTCAAGTTATGGTCCATCTGGAAATGTATTAATATGGAAATATGCAGAACCCGAACACAAATATATCATTACAGCAGATATAGCCCGTGGTGATGCAGGAGATTTTAGTACAATACAAGTTATTGATACAAATGCTGATGAACAAGTAGCAGAATTCCAAGGAAAAATTCCTCCTGATGACTTAGCTGAATTGATGATTGATCTTGGTTTCAAATATAATCAAGCATTGTTGTGCCCAGAATTAAATTCATTTGGATTAATGACAGCAACACATTTGAAAAAAAGTAACTATAAAAATCTTTTTTTTGAAAAATTTTCTAAAAATATTTTCATGACTCCTACTTCTGATGAAGTTAGAGATGAAATGCCAGGAATCACAACAAATGTAAAATCTCGTGAAGAAATGCTGGCAAAACTTGAAGGGGTTTTAAGAAATAGAAAAATTAGAATTAATTCAATGCGTTTTGTTAACGAATTAAAAACTTTCATTTGGAAAAATAATAAAGCACAAGCAATGAAAGGCTACAATGATGACTTGGTAATCGCCATGGCAATTGCTTGTACTTTATATGAAGCCTCTGGTGTTACTGCTTATGATTCTTTAGAAGTTGCCAAATCAATGCTATTTGGAATGTCAAAGAAAACAGGATTTATGGAGCAAAATGGAAAATGGGGGCAAAAAAATGATCATATGCCTCCTATTATTCCAGGTAATTCTAGTATTCTTCAAAATAATGAACAAATTAGAACTAAATCAAATAGTACAACTCAAAATATGAATACGCCGTTTTGGCGGCAGTTCGATTGGGTGAATCGCTAGACAAAACCTGCCCTCTGTTGTATACTTACTAATAAGAGAAATATTCTTTTAGAAAGTAGCTAAACATATGGAGTTTAAGTTTGAAGGAAACAGTCTTAAATCTGGCGTATATAAAATTATTAATAAACTAAACGGTAGGACATATTATGGTTCTGCAAAAAGATTTAAAGAACGTTGGAAACAACATGCAAAGTCTTTAGAAGCTGGAAAGCATTACAACAAGTTTTTACAAGCTGATTTCAATAAATGTGGCACCGATGCTTTTGTATTTGAAGTTGTTGAGATTGTGGAAGGCGATAAAGGTGCTCGTCTTTTAGTTGAACAGAGATATCTTGATGCATATCAAGGATCAAATGATATTTGTTATAATCTTCGTAAAGACGCAACAACAGGGGATGGCTGTTGGAGTAAAGATCCAGAAGAAACGAGAAGAAAAATGTCTGAAGCGGCTAAGGAAAGATGGCAGAATGAAGAACATAGAAAAGCAGTATCTCAAAAAAATTCCCAAGCATCCAAGGCACAATGGTCTGAACCAGAGACTAGAGAAAAAATGATAAAAAAGATGCGTGAGATAGGTTTAAAAAGAGTAGGCGAAGTTCGTGGTCCTTTAAGTGAAGAAACAAAGAAAAAAATAGCAGATGCTCATATTGGTTTATCTGCTCCATATAAAGGCAGGAAGTTGTCTGAAGAACACGCAGAAAAAACAAGACAAAATTTATTAAAATATAATAAATCAGAAAAAAGACTCAATGCATTACGTCAATCAGCAAGAAAGAATAGAGGTACACCGATTATTGCTTGGAATGTTTCTAATCCGGAAAATAAATACGAATACATGGCAATAAGACAAGCGGCAAAAGAATTATCAATAAATTTAACTTCAATAAGAAAAATATTGAAAGGGCACATGGAAAAGACGAAAGCCGGATGGGTTTTTGTTTATAAAACTGCATAAAAATTATAATTATATTGGTTTAAAATCGCAAAAAAATATATTATATTCTTTATATGCACAAGTATTTGAAGATGGCAACGTCCTACGCTAATAGTCATTCCTATCACTCCAATATTGACTACCATCTATCGGCAGTCATTGTAAAGGGAGGTAAGCCTATTAGTGTCGGATATAACAAGCATAATACCAATGCTTTTGTTGAACATTATACCGACATTGCTCGTGGCAATGGCAGAGATTTTTGTCTAAGTACTCATGCTGAAATGGATGCTGTTCTTAAGATTCGTGGAAAGATTGATCTTCGTGGTACTAAGATTTTTGTTTCCCGCATTAAGAAGATTGGTGGCGTTGGAATGGCTCGTCCGTGCCATATTTGTCAACATGTACTGTATAATTATGGTATTCGTAAGGCTTATTATACTATTGATGATAATACTTTCGGTGTTATGCGTATTGTAAATCCTGCGAAGTCCTATAATGAAATTATTACTAACAATTCCGATGAAATTTTTAACTCTTATGACGATAGTAAGAATGAAGATTGATAATTTCTTTTTCCCACATGGTAAATGTAAGTTATGTTCAAAAGCTTTACATACTAATTGGTGTTCTTCAAAGAAATTTAGAGATACGGTTTGCAATTCCTGTTTCTTTGCTGAAAGAAAAAGAATTCGTGCAAATAACAAAAGAAAAAGAAATAGAAGAAATAAAAATCTAGGAAAAATTTATTTTTCTGATTGGCATAGTGTTCTTGAAAAGAATAATTTTTCATGTTGTATGTGTAATGCCAAAGGAAGAAAAAATATCACTCTTGATCATATCATTTCATTAAAAAACGGAGGTATGAATACTGTAGATAATATTCAGCCTCTTTGTGTTTCTTGTCATGAAAAAAAAGACGGACATAAACCTACTATTGCTTCAATTAAGCATCGTTATGCAAAGAAATTTAGAAAATTTCTCTGGGATAACTTTAAGATAAGTTCTCAAGAATCTAAAAAATGGATTCCATAAAATATTTATTTAAAATGCAAACAGCACAAGAAGAAATAGAAGAATGCATTAAAGCGGTTAGACAAAGAATGCATTTTGGAATGACAAAAGAAAAAATCGCTTTTGATTTAAGCAGATTCTTCTCACAAGAAATAATTTTTTTAGCTTATCATGCAGCTTTAATTCTAGAAAAATATAAATGATTTACATTTTAATTTTCTATGTTATATTTAATATTAAGATCTTTGAAAAGAACTTATATCTTGTGATTTGATAAGTTATAACAAGATATCAATAAAGAAAATTTATCCAATTTATGAAAAGTTGATTACTTAGTAAAAATTGATTTTGATATATTTATAATCCTTTTTGTATTAATCACTTAATACAAAATGTTGCGTGTAACTTAGGTGGAAGGTGCGGATTTAACACTGTACCTTCCATCTTTATTTATCAAATGATCTTCTTCGTGACAGTTGGGACATAGAACAATTAAATTGTCTATCGTATTGTTTTTACGATTTCTATCGATATGATGTATTTGTAATATTGATGGATATTTGTCATAACCGCATCTACAACATTTAGTAAGTTCATTTCTTATTTTATAAAATTTTCTATATTCGGAAGGCACCTCTTTACCACGATAATGGTCAGGTTTGATATCATCAATCCCAGAACCTATACGTTGTGCTAAATCCTTATGTTCACGACAGCAAAAGTACAATCCAGACTGTGATGCTTTTTTCTTAGTTTCGTTTTTGTAAAACATTTTGTGACAATAAGCACATTCTACATTTGGTAAATTAATTTCTTTATATCTTTTTATTTGTTTTTTTGCTACTGCTGCTACAGAACATGTTTTTGAACAATATTTACCATTACCTCTTTTAATTTCACTTGCAATGGCATTAAAAAATATTTTACATTCTTGACAAGATGCGCTAATATAAGACATAGATAAAAGTTCCTCTCGGGGGTTTAGTATAAAGGGATTACATTGGCTTTGCAAGCCTAAAATCCGAGTTCGATTCTCGGAACCTCCAAATTTCGCAATGCAAAGTAAGTCATATACATAATTATATAGCTTAATTTATATTTGTATTTGTAAATTTAATATTAAGTGAGCATGGTATAATCTGGGATTATACTTTAACGGACATTGGGGAAGTCTGGTATCCCGCCTGATTTGGGTTTTTAATACAAAGTTCAAATCACATATATACTTATATATATGGAAAATAAGCTTTGCACTAAATGTAATGAAGAAAAAGAAGTAAATCAATTTCACGCATCTAAAAAACGTGGATATCAAGCATGGTGCAAGCCTTGTAGAAAAAAAGCTGATAAGGAATATTGGTCAAAACGTTCTAAAGACTCAGAAAAAATGAACGTTAAAAAACAATACAATATTACTCGTCTTGAAAATATGAGAAAATTTTTGTATCAATACTTTCTAGAACATCCATGTGTTGATTGCGGAGAAAAAGATCCTGTTGTATTGACGTTTGACCATATTAGTGATAAAAATTTTACAATATCTAATAGAATAAAGTATGGTAATATAAAAGAGATAGAAAAAGAAATAAAAAAGTGTCAAGTTAGATGTTCTAACTGTCATATGAGAAAAACAGCTAAAGATTTTAACTGGTATACTTATCGGTATTCATTAGCCAATATCATAGAATAAGTGGGTATGGCGTAATCTGGCAGCGCACTCCGTTTGGGTCGGAGAAGTAAGAGTTCAAATCCCTTTACCCGCATTTTTTATCTAATATAAAAGTTTCATTATTAAACGTTTAATTGAGTTATTTGTAATAAACAAAAAGAACTCTAAAACGTCTTCGATGAATGAAATAAAAAATAAATACTTATTTGTATGGGCAAAGAACAAACAAGTATTGTATTTTATTATCGTGCTAAAGTTAATCGAGTAATCGATGGAGACACTTTGGAACTGTCAATTGATTTAGGTTTTAGTCTTGCTTTTTCTGTAAAAGCTAGATTACAAGCTGTTAATGCACCAGAAATATCTCGTCCAAAAGATGAAGATGAACTTAAAAGAGGCTTAAATTCTAAAGCTCGTGTTGAATCTTGGTTAGCAGAAAATTCTAAAGATGGTTTTGTTGTCATTAAAAGCCATGATGGTAAACAGCTTAAACAAGAAAAATTTGGACGTTGGCTTGTAGAAGTATTTCCAGCAAATTTTCAAGAAAATTCAAAATCTTTAAATAAACTACTATTAGAGGAAGGTCATGCTATCCAATTTATGGGAAAACTTGACTGAATAATTATATGACTATATATAAAGAAACAAGACCTTGGGGCTGGTTTGAAATAATTCAAGAAGAGCCGGGATATAAAATAAAAAAACTCTTTGTTGAAGCTGGTAAAAGATTATCCCTACAAAAACATAAACTTAGGGATGAACATTGGATGGTTCTCTCAGGAATCGGAATAGCTGAAGTTGATAGCAAAGAAATCAATCTGGCTTCAGGAAATCATGTGTTTGTTTCAAATAATTCTCAACATAGAATATGTGCAATTGAAGACTTAACTCTTATAGAAGTTCAATTGGGAATCTGCGATGAAAATGATATTATTCGTTTTCAAGATGATTTCGGAAGAAAATGAAAAAAGTTTTAGTAATTTGTTTAAACTTCTGATATGATGTGTTATACATATATTTGTCGGTTGGTTAGAAAAACAAATGTCCTTGTGGTGTAATGGATAACATGCACGCCTTCTAAGCGTTGAGAGTATAGGTTCGACTCCTATCAGGGACGCAATGTGAATAGTACGTTCACACAGAAAACTACTAGAGTTGATACTCACCTCTACTATCTGGTTGGTTGGATTTATTAAACAAATTAATTACTTGCTTTAATAATGAAGTCAGATTAGTTTTCGCTCTTGGCTCCATAGATAAATGGTTATATCATTGGACTTTCAATCCAAGATTCGTGGGTTCAATTCCCCGTGGGGCTATATGTATCTTATCTCTATTTTTATAATGTTCTTAACATTTCCTCTAGCTTTATTAGGTTATTGGCTAATGTTTGCTCCTTGGATATGGATAAGATTATTAGGTGTAGTCTTGACTTACCCATTCTGTTGGGCTTCTATGTACGGATTCAAAGATTGATAAAAAAAGTTTCACTAAACAGTATAAATTTTCAAGTTCGTGTTGTAAGATAATAAAAGTTAGAGATTAGTTGAAAACAAATGGTAACGATCAGGGGTAGATCAATGGTAGATCGGCAGTCTTTGGAACTGTTGGCTGTAGGTTCGAGTCCTACCCCCTGAATCAAAAATATACAAATTTTAATATTTGTTATATATTATATTTATATTGCCAGGTAGCACAGTGGCAGTGCAATCGGCTGTTAACCGATTGGTCGCTGGTTCGATCCCAGCCCTGGCAGTTTCTCAAATATTGGTAGAATAAAAATCGCTCTACCACTATACTTATAGTAAGAGGTATATATGAGCGAAATAGAATGTTCTGAATGTAAAAGACTTTTTCTGCCAAAAAGAAAAAGTGGCACCCGTGGAGATAGATGCAACTCTTGTGTCGTTAAAAGATACAGGAGAAAAACAAAAGAAAAGGCTGTTGCTTATAAAGGTGGCAAATGCCTCTTATGTGGTTATCTCAAATGTATGAGAGCTTTAGAGTTTCATCATTTAGATCCAAAAGAAAAAGAAATAAAAATATCTGATAACACTACCCATACATGGGAAAAATTAGTTAAAGAATTAGATAAGTGCGTGTTATTATGTTCAAACTGCCACGTTGAAGTCCATGCTGGCATAGCTACATTACCTATTTAACGTGTCATATAAGCTGTATGACTAATAAGGTTGGTTTCCTTATGAATGAAGCGGAGTAGCTTCCGTAATAAAAACCCCAAAGCCTGGAAGGCTCGTTGTGTGATAGCAGCGAAGTAGACACCGATGGAGGATTAACCCATCTGTTGATATCAGGACTACACTATCACTTTTTCGACCCCGATATTAAAAGTATCGGGGTTTTTCTTTTGGTCATAGGAAATAAACGCAATATTTAACTCTATGGCAATTAATAAAACTAATCTTGTAAAACTTCTGCAAGAATTAAACATATCTACAATACTATCAGAACAAGTAAGACAAAAATTTGAAATTACTTTGCCGACTGATTTAGAAACATTGTCAGATATTTTTAAAAGCTCTGGAAAAGACTTTTATTTAGTAGGTGGCTCTGTAAGAGATGCATTACTTGGTAAATCTCCTAAAGATTTTGATGTAACCACGAATGCTACTCCAGATGAAGTAGAAGAAATTCTAAAAGCTTATCCGGAGTATAGAGTTTTAGAATTGGGTAGGGCATTTGGTATTGTTAAAATAATCACTCCAGAAGGAAATGATTATGAAATCGCTACTTTTAGAACGGACATAGGAAAAGGCAGAAGACCTGATAGTGTTGAATTTGCAACAATTGAAAAAGATGTCAATCGTCGGGATTTAACAATGAATGCTCTTTTTTATGATATCTCAAATAAAGAGATTGTTGACTATGTAGGCGGCATACAAGACATAGAAAA